AACTTCAGCGCAAAGACCTAGCTAGCCCGTGGCCAACACGATCCGAATCAAACGGCGCGCCATTGGTGGCGGATCGGGCGCGCCCAGCAGCCTGGCCAATGCCGAGCTGGCCTTTAACGAAGACAGCGAGATCCTGTACTACGGCCTTGGCACCGGTGGCGCCGGAGGGACAGCCACCAGCGCGCTGGCCATTGGCGGCCCTGGCGCATTCATCAGTGCAGCCACCACCCGCAACGCCAATCTGGTGCTGGCGGGTCCGGCGACCGGTTCTGCTGCAGCGCCGACCTTTCGCAGCCTGGTCAGTGCTGACATCCCCGACCTGAGCAGCGTCTACCTCGCGCTTTCCGGTGGCACCCTCTCGGGGAACCTGACGGTCTCGGGCAACCTGACGGTCAACGGCACTACCACCACGATCAACTCCACCACGGTGTCGGTGGATGACAAGACCTTTGAGCTGGGTGCGGTTGCGAGCCCCGATGATTCCACTGCCGATGGTGGCGGCTTGGTGCTCAAGGGAGCCACGGATAAGACCTGGCTCTGGATCGACAGCACTGATGCCTGGACCAGCAGCGAGCACATCAACCTCGCCAGCGGCAAGAGCTACTACATCAACGGCACCGGTGTTCTGAGCAGCAGCGCCCTAGGCTCTGGCGTCACCAGCTCCAGCCTCACCACGGTCGGCACCATCGGCACCGGCACCTGGCAGGGCACTGCGATTGCGGTGGGCTACGGCGGCACCGGCCTCACCAGCGCCGTCACTGGGTTGCTCAAAGGCAATGGCAGCGGCTACAGCGCAGCGGTGGATGGCACCGACTACCTGAGCCCCAGCGCCACCATAGATGGCGGCACCTTCTGATCTCGGCAAGTTCAAGCGTCCGGCTAAATAGCCACCAACGGACGCCAGATGGCCAACTTAATTAAGCTCAAACGCTCAGCGGTTGCGGGTAAGGCGCCGGCAACAACTGATCTGGAATTGGGTGAGCTTGCGCTCAACACCTACGACGGCAAGCTCTACACCAAGAAGGACAACGGCACCGCGAGCATCGTGGAGTTGTCCGGTGGTGGTGCAGGCGTTACCGATGGCGCCAAGGGCGACATCACTGTTTCCAGCAGCGGCGCCACTTGGTCGCTCACCAGCATTGCTGGCGATGTCAGCAATAGCAGCACCGGTTATTTCGACCTGCCGTCCGGCACCACCGCCCAGCGCCCCGGCACACCCAACGCCGGAATGGTCCGATACAACAGCACGCTGGGCTGCTTGGAGTCCTACGTGCAATCTGCGTGGCAAGTGATTGCCAACACGGCGCTGGATTATGGCCTGATCACCAGCGCTGCCGACACCACTTTTGACTACGGAGCCCTCAGCTGATGCCGACTCAAGTTCAAGTCCGTCGCGGTACGACTGCTGAGCACAGCAGCTTCACCGGTGCCGTTGGTGAGCTGACGGTTGACACCGACAAGGATGTGGTGGTGATCCATGACGGCAGCACAGCCGGCGGTCACCCAATGCTGAAGCAAGATGGCAGCAATAGCGCGTTAGCGCTTGGCTCTGCCAGTAGCCCCAGCCTTAAGTTCACCGGCGACACCAACACCGGCATCTACTCCCCCGGCGCAGACCAAGTAGCCATCTCGACTAATGGCACTGGGCGGTTAACGGTCAGCACCACCGCTGTTAGCTCCACGCTGGCAGTCGATCATCCACTTGGTGCAGTTGGCACTCCGTCAATCACCTTCACGGGCGACCTGAACACTGGTTTCTGGAGCCCGACGGCTGACACCATTGCTGCATCAACAGGTGGCAGTGAGCGTCTTCGTATTGATTCCAGTGGCCGCTTAGGTCTGGGGTCTTCTAACCCAACGGCGAAGTTTGTTTGCGACGGCTCAATTCAAGTTACAAACTCGACAAACCCTTCTGCAGGTGCTGGCCTAGAACTTGGCTATGGAACAGTTAATGCAAGTCGCACCGCACTGCAAAGCTATAACAGGACAGGTTCTGCTTGGTTAGGAGCTGATTACAACGCTTTAGATCACCGTTTCTATATCAGCGGTGGCGGATCGCCCCAGATGACACTTACGTCAACTGGATTAGGGATTGGCACTACGAGCCCTGGTGTTGCACTTGATTGCACTGGAGCAATTTCAGCACAAGGTGGCAATGCCCCAACAGGCGGATTCCAGTTACCAGATACAAGCGGAACCAAGCAGCCTCGTATTACTAATGATGCTGGGAACGCAACTGTTATTCGAGCTGGCTCTGCAACAGGTGGTGTTAAGTTTAACAATTTTGCCAACAATTCTGAGCTGGTAACGATTGACAATTCCGGCAGGCTCTTAGTTGGTACGACTACTCAGCAGGGCGACCATTATCTACAAGTCCAAGGATCGGCTACCGCTTCGTCTTACCCTGGCTCCATTTTCCTGCGCAGAGGGTTAGCAAACGCATCTATTGGCAGCGGAAATCAACTTGGCGTCATTGATTTTGGGAACCAAGACGGAGGTAAAGGCGCGACCATCTCTGCTGAAGGTGACGCGCAGTGGGGAACCAATGACTATCCAGGCCGTCTAGTGTTCTCCACTACCGCCGATGGAGCGAGCAGCCCGACGGAGCGGATGAGATTAACAAATCAAGGCGCAATATGGGCAGCAGCAAGGGCAGGTCTTAGCGTTTTTGGGGCAGTCACACATTATCATGGACTTATACAAAATAGCGGCGGCCAATGGGTCCTTGGCTTGCAGAACAATGGAAACGAAGGCGATTCAGGTTATGGATTAGTAATTACTTATGCCAATACATCTCCCAATGGTACGGGAAATTCTTTTATACAGGCACAAGATGTATCTACCATTAGATTTCAAGTTCGCTCCAATGGCGGCATTGCAAATTACCAAGCAAACGATGTAAACCTCTGCGATGAACGCGAAAAGAAAAATATTGAAACGCTTGACAGCACTTGGGATTGTCTCAAGCATTGGGAGCTTAAAAAGTTCCATTACAACGAAGATGCCGATACCGATGATCAGCGTTATGGCGTCATTGCCCAACAAATTGCTGAACACTGTCCAGAGGTAATTACCGATTGGGTTAAGCAAGAAGCGAAAGAAGCTGTCTTAGATGATGACGGCAATGAAATCGAGCCTGCCAAAGAAGAAATCCTCCGTTTTGGTGTCAAAGAGCAGCAGATGATGTGGATGGCAATCAAGGCTCTGCAGGAAGCTCAAACCCGCATCGAAACCTTGGAAGCTGAAGTAGCAGCTCTCAAGGGCGCGTAGTCCTACTCACTACAAGGCCGGAGTTTGTTGCTTCGGCCTTTCCTCCGTACATTTCACCTGACACCACCAGACCCATGGCAACCACCTTCACCTGGAACATCGCCCAAATGGAGCGGGAAACCGCTGACGGCTATGTGTTCACCGTTCACTACACCGTGGACGCCAAAGACGACACCTATTCCGCTGGCGCCTACGGCTCTGTTGGCCTAGAGCGCCCCGAGACCAGCATGATCCCCTTTGCGGATCTGACCCCCGAGATCGTGATCGGCTGGGTCAAGGAGAAGTTTGGCGATGAAAAGGTGCTGGAGATTGAGGAGGCACTGCAGTCGCAGATCGAGGAGCAGCGTCACCCCAGCAAAGCGTCTGGCCTGCCTTGGGCTGCAGCACCTGCAGCTGCTTAGTGCAGCCGTCTAGCTCGCAGGCGGTGTGCTAGCAATGTGGTGGGCCAGCGCGGGTGCAACCGCCTGACCCGTGATCAGATCCACTGTGAATGGACCCGATGGCCGGAGCCTATCGCGCAGGAACCACTGCGCCCGCTTGCGAGCAGACACTTTCTCAAGCCTGGGAGCTGTTCAAGGCAGAGCGCAGCGTGTCGCTCTGCCCCACCAGCCTCACCAGCGACTACGCCCAAGTCAGCAAATGGCTGGCGCGTTGCCCGATCCAGGAGTTCGCTGAAGGCCGGCGCGTGTTGACCTGGCTGCTGCAGCAGAAGCCGGAGAAGGCTGCGCGGCGTGTCTGCATGTATGTGCGCAGCTTGTACCGCTGGGCCGCTGCAGAAGATGTAGCGATCCTGCCTCGCAATCCTGTCGCCAACTTCAGGATGCCCAAGGCTCCGCAGGGTGAGCACGAGGTGGTGGTTATCCCCCGAGAGGAGATCCCGCTGGTACTGGTGGCGCTGGAAGCCAAGCGCACCTACAGGGGTGTGAATTGGGCGCTGTTCGCTGAGTTCATGCTGCAGACCGCCCTGCGAACGGGTGAGGCTAGGGCGATTAAATGGGCCGACATCGACGGCGAACGGGTGCTGATCCACAGCAACTTCACGCTGACGCATGGCCATAAGAACAGCACCAAGACCAACAAGAAACGCTGGGTGCCGCTCAACGCCAGAGCGCAAGAGATCTTGGCTGGTCTCCCACGAGATAGCGACTATGTGTTTCCTTGGAACCGGTTGGCTTTTCAGAGCTTCTTCATGAAGCGCATGGGCCAACTGCATAGCGCTGGACTGATCAAAAAGCGCTACCGCCCCTATGACCTTCGCCACGTTGCAATCAGCCGCTGGCTAGAAGCTGGTATCCCAGTGACGCAGGCTGCTAACTGGGCAGGGAACACCTCGGAGGTGATCTGGAAGCATTACGCGGCAACGACTGCAGAGTACGAAATGCCCGTCATCTAGGGCTGGCAACTAAAGCCATGCCTGCACGCGATGTGGGGCTGTGTCAGTTGGTGCGACGCCACTGATCACCACAACTTCTGTGCTCAGCCGGTGCGATGCCGCTGACTCCTGTTCACCCCCACCACCTCTGAACCGTGGCACTTACCACCATCGAGGCCGGCAAACTGGGCCGGCAGGATTCCCTCAAGCAGGGGATCGTTGAAATCTTCCGCGAAGGCAAGCTGTACGCAGCCATGCCTCAGCTGTCGGTGACTGGCACCGGCATCCACTACAACCAAGAGCAGACCCTCCCCGGCATCGGCTTCCGTGGTGTCAACGAGGCCTACTCCGAGTCCACCGGCATCATCAATCCCCAGTCCGAAGCTCTCAAGATCTTCGGCGGTGATGTGGACATCGACCTGGCCCTGGAGGCCATGCAAGGCCCTGAGATCCGCACCGCCCAAGTGGCGATGAAGGTCAAGGCTGCTCGCCTCAAGCTGGAGAAGACCCTGATCAAGGGTGATTCCACCAGCAATGTCAATGAGTTTGACGGTCTGCAGGCCCGCATCCCTTCGGGTTCCTCGCAGCTGATCACCAACGCCGCCAACGGCGCTGGCCTGAGCCTTGCTGCTCTTGATGAGCTGATTGACGCAGTGGATGAGACCGTGGGCAGCCCTGTGCTGATCATGAACCGCGCCCTGCGTCGCCGCCTCTCGGCTGCTGCTCGCGTGGCTGCTGCGGTGGGCAACCTGCAGTACGGCCAAGACGCTCTGGGCCG